ATGCAGAGCTTACATATTCGGGATAATACCGTGCGGCTTGCCGTCAATGGTGACGAGAGCCGCGTGGTGGCATTTGACCCCAGCTCTATTGAGTTTGTAGAGCGGTTTTATGGGCTGGTGGCAGCCTTTGAAGCCAAGGAACAGGAGTACAAGGAGAGGGCAGCCGAGCTGGACAAGGATGGTGCTGTAGATGCCTACGGCATCCCCAAGAACGTAGCTCAGCGCCTTTCCTTACTTCGAGAAACCTGTGAGTTTACCAAGGCGCAGATCGATTATGTGTTTGGCGAGGGCACCAGCAAGGCCGCTTTCGGCGATACCAATACCCTTGATATGTTTCCTCAGTTCTTTGAGGGAATTACTCCTTTCATCAAGCAAGCAAGGCAGGGTAAGACTGACAAATACCTTGGCAAAGGCAAGAGCGGCGTGCTGGCATGAACATTTTAACCGACAGGCTGCCCACCGCTGCCGAGATTGATAGGGTAGAGTATCAGCTAAATACAGATTTCAAAAACTGCCTTAAGATCATTCTCGCCTTTGAGGATGAGGAGCTGACCGATCATGAGAAGCAGTTAATCATGCTGCAACTGTTGTATAAAGAAATACCGCCGGACACGCAGAAAGCCTGCGAGCTGGCGGTACGTTTTTTAAACTGTGGGGAAGAGGCGGGGGACGGCGCACAAGGCGATGCGGAGCGGCTCTACAGCTTCGAAAAAGACGCTAGGTATATCTTTAGTGCTATACGACAATCTCACAACATCGACCTTGAGACGGTGGAGGATCTGCACTGGTGGAAGTTTTGCTACCTCTTTATGGACCTTCATGAGGATTGCTTCTTCTCAAAGATGATCTACTACCGCCGCCAGCGTAATCGTGGAAAGCTGACCCCCGAGGAGCGGGAATACTGCGCCAGGATCAAAGATATACTTGACCTGCCGATTAGGCGCTCTAGCGAAGAAGCGGTGAAGGAGGCGGAGTTTATGAGATTGCTTCAGGGTTGCTAATGGACCCCTTTTCATGTATTATTATGGAAAAGGAGGCGGTATATGCTATGAAATTGTGCCCTAATTGCAATCAAAGCACCATCAACGCAATGAAAAAATGCCCTACTTGCGGTACCTTATTAAATGAAAGCCATAATGTTAGTTTTATGAGTGCTTTAAAGGCTCAGGTGCAGGATAACCAAGCGACGCAGAAAGCCGAAAAGGACCGCATTACCGAAATGGATAAACAGGGTATTGCTTACTGCCCTAAATGCCACTCCACCAGTTTATCTGCCAATAAAAAAGGTTTCGGAATAGGCAAAGCGGTTATTGGAAGAACCTTGATCGGGGGAATTGGCTTAGTGGCAGGCAATATTGGAGCACAGAAAGTTAAAGTAACCTGTTTAAAGTGCGGGTATCAATTCAAGCCCGGAGAGAAGTAAAGTTAAAGATTAAAACGCTTGTTATTATAGCAGGCGTTTTTTATTTACCCCAAAAGGAGGTGTGATGTGGCGGTTGACGGTAGTATAAAAATCTCTACGAAAATAGATCAGAGTGGTTTTACGACTGGAAGAAAACAACTAGAGAGCGGCCTAAACGGCATCAAAAAATCGCTCAATGGGGTTGCTGTAGCGCTAGGGCTTACCTTTGGCGCAGCGGTAATCGTAAACTACAGCAAAGATGCTGTAAAGGCATCCACCGAGCTTAGCAACGCTCTTATAGGCTTGCAAAGCATTGTGGAGGGGCAGGGAAGAAGCTTTTTTAAGGCTAAACAGTTTATTGATGAGTACATCAAAGACGGTCTTGTGCCAGCAACCCAAGCCATCAATGCCTATAAAAACCTCGCCCTGCGTGGTTATGACGACAGCCAGATTCAGCAGGTGCTCATAGCTTTAAAAGATAGCGCAGCCTTTGGTCGACAGGCAAGCTATAGCCTCGGGCAGGCTGTGGAAAGTGCCACCGAAGGCCTTAAAAACGAAAATAGCATCCTTGTAGATAATGCTGGCGTTACAAAGAATGTAGCGAAGATGTGGGAGGAGTACGCAGAATCCATTGGTACAACAGCCAACAACCTTACCAAGCAGCAAAAAATCCAAGCCGAAGTCTTAGGTATTATGCAGGAAACTAGGTTTCAAACAGGAGATGCAACTAAGGTTGCTAATACCTATTCAGGGCAGTTGATGCGCTTGCAGTTTAATTTTAACAACCTCAAGGTGGCAGTTGGGAACGCTTTGATTCCGATTGCACAGGCAGTAATGCCCAGTATTAATGCAATGATTGCTGGGCTTACCAGATTAGCATATCTGGCGGCACAGGTAACTACTGCTCTGTTTGGAAAACAAGCAACGCAACAGAAAGCTGTAGCAAGCAGCGGATCGGCGGCGGCAGGAGCGCAAAAAGAACTTGCAAAAGCCACAGAAGCGGCGGGCAAAGCGGCAGTTAAGTCTTTGGCAGGATTCGATGAGCTAAATGTATTGCAAAAGGAGTCCGGTGCTGAGGGTGTACCAGATGGTACGCAGCAGGCTGCGCTACCGGGACTCCCTGATTCAGTAGAAGTGCCGGGTGAGGTGACTCTTTCCCCAACAGTACAGGCGGTTGTTGACAAGATCAAATCAATACTGGAACCATTACAGAAGATTAATTTTGATAACCTAAAAAAAGCTTTTGAGCGGCTAAAGACGGCAATTTCTCCTATTACACAGAACCTATTTAATGGATTGGAGTGGGCATATCGGAATTTGTTTGTTCCGCTTGCTACATGGTCCATGGAGGTGCATTTGCCCGCTTTGCTAGATAATTGGGCAGCGAGCTTTGATGTGGTTGCAGCTACCATTGACGCTCTAAAGCCACTAGGAACTTGGCTCTGGGAAACCTTTTTGAAGCCTTTGGCGCAGTGGACAGGCGGTACGATTGTGCGAGTATTAGAGAGTATAACGACAGCACTTAAGGGGGTATCTGAATGGATCAAAGATAATAAAGAGTTTGTGGAAGCTATTGCTACTGCGGCAGGAAGCTTTGCTTTAGCATGGGGACTTGTAAACACAGTTATGGGGATATGGGCGTTAATCGGAGGAATTGCCACTGCAATTACTACCGCATTTGGCGTAGCAATTGCTTTTCTTACCTCTCCTATCGGACTAGTGGTCATTGCCATTGGCATACTAATCGCTATCGTGGTAGCACTTGTAAAGGATTGGGACAGGGTCAAGGAAACGGCGATAAATGTATGGAATAGCATTGTCGCTGCTTGGAATGTTGCGGCGGCTTGGTTTAAGGGCAAGGTAGTAGAGCCGATCAGATCTTTCTTTGCTGGTCTATGGAGCTGGCTGACGGCAACAGCGCAGGATGTATGGGGCAACGTAGTGGTTGCTTGGCAAGGGGCTGGGGCATGGTTTGATACCTATGTTGTGCAGCCTATTGCTAACTTCTTTAAGGGGCTTTGGGATGGTGTAAAAGCTACCTTTACTCTCGCATGGGACTTTATGACGGTTGCTTTCAAGGGGTATGTTAACGGTTGGATTACCATTATTGAGGGCTTCATCAACTTCTTCATAGGAGCTATCAATCTATTAATTGATGGTCTAAACAAAATCTCTATTAGCTTGCCTGATTGGGATATTCTCGGGGATTTGGCGGGGCTATCGTGGGGCTTGAACATTTCGCAAGTGCCGTCTGTGAAAATCCCCCGCTTAGCCACCGGTGCCGTTATTCCACCCAATGCGGAATTTCTAGCGGTGCTGGGCGACCAGAAGCGGGGTACGAATATCGAGGCCCCCCTTGATACCATCGTAGCGGCTGTAATGACAGCTCTGGACAAAAGTGACTTGGGCGGCGGAGATATGATGATAAACAACATCCTCAAACTAGACGGTGAAGTCATCTATCAAAATCAGCAGAAAGTTGCCCGAAGGCGAGGCAAGAATTTAATTATGGGGGTGTAGTATGGTAATCATCGACGGTCAGACCTATCACATCCCTGTAGTATCCCTCAAGCGCAAGGCTGAGTTTTTGGATAAGTATGCGAGCCGTACCGAGGATGGTGTACTCCACCGTGAGCTGATCGGCGTGTATTACAACTACCAACTCCAGCTTGGTAGTACCCTAGATACCGCCGAGTATGCCCGCCTGTGGCGCAAGCTTACCGAGCCAACCGAGTTTCACACGGTTACGGTGCCGGATGAATCTGTGGATTACACCTTTACCGCCTACTTTTCTAATGTGAGCGATGAGGTGCGTAGGATTGTAAACGGCAAAAACTACTGGCAAAACCTCACCGTAAACTTCACGGCCAGAGAGCCGGCACGAAAGTAGCAAAGGAGGTGCAGCGTGGCAACCACGGCAAAAATCGCATTTGGGCTGTACGATACCACAGCGAAAGGGGATAGCACCCCAGCTTGTGGTGACGTGCAGCCTTTTGTATCCCTTTCTGACCTCTTAGAGCAGGACTTGCAGCCGCCCCTCTATGGCACGTTGGAGGAGGATTTATTCCTCTTAGACGGAAGCTTTGCCCCGTTCCCTGATGCACCACAGAGCCAGCCTTGGGGGCTGTGGAGCAGCTCCATGAGCGGGGCGGATGGCAGCTTTGCAAACCCTGTTACCTTGACTATTAGCTTCACGGAGAATCACAGTTCGATGGGCTTAACCCTGCGCTTCGGCGGTGATACATGGCCCTCACAGATAGATGTGGAGTGGAAGAGTGGGCAGGGCAATACCATCCTGCAAAGGCGATACTTCCCCGATAGCATGACCTTTTATCTGGATGGCAAGGCGGAGAATTACCGCCAGATTGTGCTTCGCTTTGCAGGTACAGCGAAACCCTACCGTTATCTAAAACTTACCGAGATCAAGTACGGTCTCAAGAAAATCTTCTCAGGGGAGGATCTCGCCTCAGCAAAAATACTGGAAGAAGCGCACCCTCTCTCGGCAGAGCTGGGTATCAATACGCTGGACTTCACCCTCCATAGTGACAGTCGGGAGTTCTCCCTCCTCAACCCATCAGGCATGTTCTCCGCTTTGCAGGAGCGCCAGCGGTTGGATGTATGGGAAGAAGTAAACAGTGTAGAGCAATACCTGGGTGCTTTTTGGCTCGATAACTGGGAGAGCGGTACTGACAATGCAGTGACCCTTTCGGCGATGGACTTGGTAGGGGTGATGGATAAGACCGACTTTATGGGCGGGATCTACAGCAATATTCCTGCAGCGCAGCTAATCAGTGAGATTATGGCTTCCGCAGGAGTTGAGTATGAGCTAGACAGCGGTCTTGCAGCCACAACATTAAGTGGTTATCTGCCTATTTGTACCCACAGAGAAGCTTTGCAGCAAGTAGCCTTTGCACTGGGTGTGGTAGTGAGCTGCGCCCGCAGTGACAAGGTGCGTATCTACCCGCCACCAATGCAACCTAGCTCCTTTATTACGCCCAACCGCAAGTTTGATGGGCAGACTATTAAGCTGCTGCCGGTGGTCACTTCTGTTGCGGTTACTGCTCACAGCTATCTGGCCAGCGAAAACCAGCGAGAGCTGCTGAAAGAAACCCTCGCCCTCGGGGAGTATGAGATCGTCTTTGACGCCCCTATGCATAGCTTGTCTGTAATAGGAGCGAGCATTACAGCAAGTAATGTTAACTACGCTCGGCTGCTGGTAGCCACTGAGGGTGAGGTGTTGCTAACTGGCAAGGAATACGAAGATCAGAAGCAGATCATCACCAAGCGACTGCCCAGCCTGCCCGCCAACACCCCAGCCAACCAGCTACGTATACAGGATGCTACGCTGGTGAGCATGGCCAACGCAGGGGCGGTGGGGGAGCGGCTTCTCTCTTACCGCAAACTGCGCCATGAGAACAGCTTCAACATACTGGCGGGAGCGGAAACCGCAGGGGATATGGTAATGATCCGCACTAAGGGAGAATATATCCGTGGCTACATTCAATCGATGGAGCTGGATTTGACAGGAGGCTTCATTGCAAAGACACAGGTGACAGGCCTGCGGATTGAGACACTGGCATCAGCCTATGCTGGTGAAATCTACGCAG